GTTCCGGGAGGTGCGCCGGGTTCTTCGCGATGACGGAACCCTATGGTTAAACTTGGGAGACTGCTACACCAGTGGCGGGCGGGCGACGCGGGCACCTGATCGAAAGAGCGGGGCCCGGGAAATGGACGTGAGACCGCCGACACCGTCCGGTCTCAAACCAAAAGACCTCGTCGGCATACCGTGGCGCGTTGCGTTCGCTTTACAGGCTGATGGGTGGTATCTGAGGCGGGACATCATTTGGCACAAACCCAACGCCATGCCGGAAAGCGTAAAAGACCGACCGACGAAGGCGCACGAGTATATTTTTCTACTGTCGAAGTCGCCGCGATACTACTACGACGNGGATGCAATTGCGGAAGAGGCCACGGGTAGAGATCCCGGAAACAAGTCTCACAAACACGAGATTTTGGGCGGGACAAAAGCCGGATTATGCAACATTGGACCAAAAACCCGCCGCAATAAACGCAGCGTATGGACTATTCCTACACGACCTTTCAAGGAAGCACACTTTGCGGTGTTTCCGCCCGATTTGATTGAACCCTGCATTTTGGCCGGTTCGCCTCCGGGCGGCGTGGTTCTCGACCCCTTCTTCGGCAGCGGGACGACAGGGCTGGTGGCACAGAAACACGGGCGGCAGTGGATCGGCATCGAATTGAATCCGGAGTATATACGGATCTCGCGTGAACGACTGGGCAACATCAAGATCGTCTTGAACGAAGAGATGGATGCATTAGCGAAATCGGGATGACAAGCGGCCAAGAGCCAGAGGAGGAGGCCAACGATGCCTGAAAAAGTGGTGGCCAAACTGACGAAAGAGGAAGTGGAGCGGAGTTATCGATTTAGGAAGGAAAAGCGGCGGATCGAACGACTCATGTCCAAGCTGTTGGAAAGGCGGGCCAAACTGGAATTGGAACGGTGCGAGTTTTGGGAGGAGTTGGGTCAAAAGTATGGGCTGATAGGCGGGCAGAATTATTACATTTGCCACGTCACGGGTGAGATTAGGGAGATTGGTGAGGAGGAGGATGACAATGCCTAACCGCAACGACGCCATGTTGGAGGCCGCCGGGATCCTGTCTGCCAACAAACTCCGCCAACTGGAGGAGGCGGGCTTGACAGTGGTGTGGCGGGATGAATTGGAGCGGTTGAAGCAGATTGAAGATGGGTTGAAAGCGATGCTTGAAAGGATGAAGAACCCGGAACTGGTTAGTGCGGCGATCCAATCGGTGGCGAAATATGGCGAGCTGTATAAGGAGTTGGCTGAAAGTGGGAATGACTGACCTTCTCTGGTTCATGGCGGAACTATTCATCCGGTTGATTCTGGTCTTCGTCGGGGTCGCCGCTGGTCTGGTGGCCCTGGCGGTCGCCGGATTGGTTGCTCTAGGGTTGATGGTTTGGCGCGAACGAGCGAAGGAGGGATGAGAAATGAGGATGACTCCACAAGAAGAGTACAAACTGCATCGGGAGCAAACAGAGAAGAATGGAATCGAGCCGATGACTTACGAGGAGTTTGTCGATTGGTTTCTGAAGGGATATCGCCGTCAAGAAAAGTGGTTCAAAAACCGGATCGAAATGTTTGAAAAGGATTTGGAGAAAAGTAGGGAGTCGCTAAAGCAAATAAAGTGGGCGATTCAACAATATGAAGCCGAAGCGAAAAGATTGGGGTTGGAGGAGTAAAGGGAGATGACCATATGGGTCAAGGTCCCCGAAGGCGATGTGACGGGCAGGACGATGCAGGCATTGCTCCAGTCTCTGGCCCTGCAGATTCGGGCGGAGCATATGGAGAGACGGGTGACGAGGTTCGGGACTGATAGGGAGACGAGAAGGATCATCGTGGAGTTTGAGGAGGGGGGATGGAGGATGATTTTGTGTGCGAAATATGAACCACCCGAACCGGAAGGCAACTATGATTGTCACCAATGCCAAGATACAGGAGAAGTGGAGTTTTACTATGAGGACGAAGAAACGGGTGAGTGGTTAACAGGTCGAGTTCCTTGCCCGTGGTGTGGCGGGACGGCAAAGGAGGACGAGCAATGAAGTGTACATGGTGCAGGCGTGAATACAAGGAAAAGATGATCGAGGATCTGGATAAATCCCCGCTGTTTGGGGTCCCGATATGTGATCGGTGCTGGGAGATGGAGGAGGACGCCTATATCGAAGTCATCGGGGATCTGGAGGCGAACATCGAGAGGACCCACAGGTGGCCGATGTATTGGAGGGTGCTTGCGAAGGTCGCGGAGAAGCCGGAGGAGCATGTCGGGTTTATCAAATGGTGCAAGGAAAGGAGGGCGGTCCGGTGAAGCGGATCGAGGAAGTGGTTCAGTATCTTGAGGAGCGGATGCGCATTCTCCAAGCGAGAGAAGAAGAGTACAAGCGTAAGGGGCGGTTTGATGATGCGGGGGATGTTCGGGTCCAGTTTTACGAACTGTTCCGGCTGCATCGATTCATCAAGGAGGGTGAAGACATATGAACCTCTACCAATGCCGCAAATGCGGGTGGGAAGTTGGCATCAACAAGGACATCAAGAAACCGACGGTCATCTGCCGGTGCGGGCACAAGATGGATAAGGTGGCCACCGGGACGACCACGGCCAAGGGATACATGCAGTTGAGGCTGTTTGCAGTGGAGGGATGAAGAATGCTGAAAATCATCGAGCACACAAACAAAGGCGATGTTCACAAATTTTTGGTTGAATTTGCGGACGGAACCCGCCAGTGGTTTGCGGGTGAGGTTGAAATCCGCATATGGGAAGGAAAGAAAAGGATTTCGTTTGATCTTAATAGCATCGGAAGCCCGTATGCAAGTGTGTATCCATTTCTTGAGAATCGGGAGGAAAAAGAGCGTGACAAGTACGCCGACCGATACGGTGAACGGACGGACCCGAAACCGGAAACCTGGGAGGGGTGAGGGATGAACCAGCGACGAGTCGATATGATCGAAAGGATGATTCAAACACACATAAAAGAAATTCGGAAAAGAGGAGAAGAAAGTAAGGAAATCGTGCAAGACATCAGGAGAAATCTTAAAACAATCAATAAGACTCTTCGTTGGTTTTGGATTTTCACAAATATAGCGGTGGCGGTTTTATTGATAGCGTTTGTCGTCACTGTTTGGAACCTGTAATACAAAAACCCCGCCCCTGTGGGGACGAGGTTTAGCGAGGGAATCTATACACATTATACCACGGGGGTGGGGGAGAGTGGCCATCGATCCGACGCTGAAAGCCGGGATCGAAAGTGATCTGCGTAGATATAAGCGATGGAAAGCCCGGTTAAAGGAGATCGACGATCTCCTTTCCGACGTGTCCGTAAGATCGGCAACATCAGACCAACCGGGGGTTCACTCCGGGAAGATCAGCGACCCAACCTTTCAAACGATGATAAACCGTTCCCGATTAGCGCAGGAGCGGGTCTACTTGCTCCGACGAGTTTCCAGGGTGGAGAATGCTCTGTCGGCGATGAATGATGAGCAAAAGCGATTGGTTAGCCTTTGGTACTTTGAGGAGAAGGACCGGAAATACATTGAGGCGGAAATGGGTATAGCAACGCCTACCTTATACCGTATTCGGGACAAGGCCCTGGAACGATACGCAGAAGTGGCTGGATTAATTCCTTTGGTTGCTGGATATGAGTGATACAAAAGTGAGAAGAAAATGAGAAGTTTTTGAGAAACATATGAGAACATATGACCGCTTTTTCAGAGTAAAATGGTATTGAGAGGAATGGCGCGATTCACCCCAATTAAGGAGGAGGTGAAATCCTCCTTGACTCAATATGTAGGCGGCCATTCCTCGTTGTGTCCGCAAGATCCCCTTTATCGCATCCCTCCATACCGGACCGGACCGAAACGGCGCTCGACGCCGCTGTAGGCCCCAACCGGCGGTCTGCTAAGTCGAAGGGCTACGTTCCTGCGTGGCTTACTGATGTAGGCGATGCGGGCCGCCATACATACCGCGCAACCCGAAAGGAGGTTTGGGGCACCAACCTTGCTGCTGAGTAGGGGGAGGAGGCCCACTTAAGGTGCCCTGTGAGGTCTCCTCTGCGCGGGCCAAGACCGCCACCGTGTTCCGAATGGGCGCGGGGCGGTCTTTTATTTGCGTGGCATACATAAGATCGACCGGCGAGGTGGTGAGTATGTAATGGCCAAGGGCAAATATCATGAGTGGCTGACAGAAGAGGGCCTTCTCCGGCTGAGAGGATGGGCGCGTGATGGCCTGACAGATGAGCAGATTGCGGAGAATATGGGCATTGATGTGGCCACTCTTTACCGGTGGAAAAGAAGGTTTGGCCAGATTTGCGAGGCCCTAAAGAAGGGCAAAGAAATAGTCGACCGTGAAGTGGAAGAGGCGCTAATCAAGGCGGCGATGGGCTACGAGTACGAAGAGGAAGTGGTTACGCCCAAGGGCACCAAACACACGGTGCGCAAGTATCAGCCGCCGAACACGACGGCGCTCATCTTCTGGTTGAAGAACCGGAAGCCGGACGTGTGGCGCGATAAACAACAGCATGAGCACACCGGAGAAGATGGTGGACCGATCAAGGTGGAGTATGTGGCCGAGTGGGGTGGGGAGGATGGGTCGAATGATTGATGAACGGTTTATTCTTTGGATGCATGATCCGGAGAAAACAGTGAGGCCGGAAGAATTGTCGAGAGGTTGGTGGGGTAATCTCCTTGCGGCGTTGGACTACTATGACCCGGGGGATGAGTCAAGGTAACAAAACCCGCCTTTTGTAACGGTTAGAAAAATCCCATAACGGCGCGGATTTGGAGGTGATAACCATGATGACCAACTATCAAAACAAAGGAATCGGCTACGGCCAAATCCGCCAGGACTGGGCAAAGGTGGCGAAGCAGCTTGGAAAAGAGATTTGCAAGGATAAAGCTGTACAAGCCGCACGCCGGCCAAATCCCCCTGCATCAAAGTAAGGCGAGGTTCCGCGTGGTCTGCTGTGGCCGACGGTGGGGAAAGACCTACGCCTGTGTAAATGAAATCGTAAAATTCGCATGGGAAAACCCTGGTACAATTACCTGGTGGGTGGCCCCTTCGTACCAACAAGCGGATATTGCCATGCGGATCATGTTCAACCATTTCCGTGGAGCCATCCGCAATATAAACCGATCTAAAAATTACTTTGAGTGGCATTCCGGAAGCTATACCTTCTTCAAGTCCACAACCAACTTCGACTCCCTCCGTGGTGAGGGAGTTTCTTTTATGGTCATTGACGAGGCCCGGGATGTGCCGGAGGAAGCGTGGACGGCAGCCCTTCGACCAACCTTGTCCGATACGATGGGTAAGGCGATTATCATCAGCACGCCACGCGGTTACAACTGGTTCTACAACGAATGGGCACGCGGGAACGATCCGGAGTATCCCGAATATGAGTCGTTCCGGTTCCCGACCAGTTCCAACCCCTACATCCACCCTGATGAGATCGAGCACGCCCGGAAGACGCTCCCCCGGGACATCTTTATGCAGGAGTACGAGGCGGAGTTCTTGGACGACACCGCCGGGGTGTTCCGAGGGGTGAAGGACTGCATCAAAGGAGAGCACAAGCCGAAAGGCGAAGATCCGGTGCCAAAACGGAAGTATGTGGTTGGTTTGGACTTGGCCAAACACCAAGACTATACCGTTATCACGGTGATGGATCAGAAGACACGACATGTGGTTTACATTGACCGGTTTAACCAGTTGGAGTGGGACCGGGTGTTGGACCGGCTGGAGCATGTGGTGAAGCGGTACAACAAGGCCCGGGTGTGGCCGGACGCCACGGGGTTGGGCGATCCGCTGATCCATGAGATGAGGAAGCGGGGAATCAAAGTGGAGCCGTTCAAGTTTACGGCTACCAGCAAACAGCAACTGATCCATCTGCTGGCCACCAAGATCGAGCAAGGCGAGATCAGTTTCCCCAATTACGGCCCGCTGATCCACGAGCTGAACATATTCGAGTACGAGATTACATCCTCCGGTCACATTCGATACAGCGCACCCGAGGGCCAACATGACGACTGCGTGATTTCCTTGGCGTTGGCCACCTGGGGCGTATTCAACCATCGACCGGTCCAAATCTTTGTGTGAGGGGAGGTGGACAGATGCGGCGGATGGTGAGAAAGGAGATTCCAATCGTTCAAACCAAAGGCGCGGTGTCTTCCGAATCGGTGTCGATCAGCAAATTGGAGGCCCTGTTCCCGGAGCGGACCATGAATCCCTACTATACACAACGCGATGAAGCCAAATTGATGCGAATGGGGATTTACGCCTGTAGTGTGGCGGCTGCGGCTATTGGTGTGATTGCTAGGCAAATGACATCGGCCACACTTAAGGTATACCGCGAACGCCAAGATGGGACTCTCAAGGAGGAACGCGATCATTGGTTGCGCCAAGTAATTTCTCGACCAAACGGATTCACATCGGAAAAAGAATTGTGGTATAAGACCGCCTTACATCTTCTGTCCGCTGGCGTCGCATTTTGGGAGCTTCGGCGGCGTAATCCTGGGAGTATGGCGGAGGAAGTACGAGAGATACACATCCTTCCCCCTCATTGTGTGAAAGTCTTGGCCGATGACGAAGAGATCAAGGGATATGAGTACTGGAAGCAGGATGGCAGTGAAAAGGCCAAGATTGATTTTGCTGTTCAGCAGGTACTACGTTTGCCGTATCCCGATGCGATGGATAACTATGGCCATGTATCGCCTCTTTCTTCGGTGTTTGATGAAATGTTATTAGATGGCGAAGCCACGATGTTGGTTTATGATTTCATACGGAACGATGCGGTCCCTCCTCTGCTCCTGTCTGTCGAGGGTGATATCGAAGAGGAGGACGCCATCGACATCGAAGAACGATGGTGGCAACGATTTGGGCGCAACAGCAAAAAGCGCGGGCGTCCGGGAGTGATTGGACACGGGACAAAGCCGCATCAGTTATCCACCAACTTTAAAGATATGGGCTTCCAAGAGGTTCGGGCGCATGTCGAAACCCGGATTTGTGCGGCCCTTGGGGTAGACCCGGTACTCCTGCCGACGTGGATTGGTGTCAGTGAGGCCAACACGTACGCTAACTTTGAGAGCGCGCGGAAACATTTGTGGGACAACACGATTATCCCTCTGCTTCAATTGATTGAATCCAAGATTAACAGTCAACTCCTGTGGAATGAACCGGGGGTAGTGGCCCGCTTCGATCTTAGCGAAGTGGATGCCTTGAAAGAGAAGAAGGAAAACCAATGGAAGCGAACCACGGAAGCTTTTAAGGTTGGTTTGTTGACGGTCAATCAGGCTTTGCAGGAGTTGGGTAAGGATGCTATTGGCGAACAAGGGGATTATCGGATTTTTGATTTACAGAAAGAGGCGCTGATGGCCCGCGCTCAAACATTGGGAGATATTGGCCAAGGCCAGCAGGAGAAGGGGGCGAAAAGTGCGGCGCCCTCTCCTGAAGCCAAGGAACTCGATGAAGATAGTCAAAGCGCCCTTATTGATGGGTTGCTGAACGCTCAGAGGGAAGCCGAAGAGGATCTAAGAGGAAGGATGAAAGATTTTTTCGCAATCAAAAACGAAAGGTAGGTGAGATACTACAGAGGAAAGCGATAAGCGAAGAAGAACTATTCCGGATCGAGGCGGAATCAAATCAAACTGTTGAAGAAGATCAGGAATCTCTTGCGGAGGAGCTAACCCTTTCCGCAATTTTAGCCCTTCTGTTGGGTGGGAGAACTGCGGGAGGCGTCTTAGGGATTGATTTTGTAGAAAGTCCCGAGATCCACGAAATTGTCCGCCGCAATGCTCAGTTGGTCGCGGATGCGATTACTCAAGCAACGCGGGAGGATATTGCTGCGCTGTTGCAAAGGGCGCAGAGAGAAGGGTGGCCAATCACTCGGCTCCGCGATGAAATCAGGGCTTTGTTTAACCGATACATTGACGAACGGGCGGATCTAATCGCCATAACGGAAGCAACTTGGGGCATTAACATCGGCGCTGCTTTGGCTTTTGAGTTGGCCGGATATCTCCGGATGCGCTGGGTAGCAGTGGGCGATGATCGGACATGCCCGTTCTGTCGCGCACTGAATGGCCGTGTGGTTGAGATTGGTAAACCTTTTGCCTCCATCGGTGATAAGATCATTGGCCGTGATGCGAGCGGACGGAGAAGGATGATGGAGGTAGGTTTAAGACATGTGTTTACCCCTCCGCTGCATCCTCGTTGCCGATGTGTTCTGGTTCCTGTTGACTAATGCGGTGCCCCCGAAGGGCTTGAAGGCAATGCCGCCGCATAGTCGGAAACAGGGAGGTGACCCAATGGGAGATCTTGTGCAAAAGTGGCTGAACAGTCACGGATACAAGGAACTAGAAGAAGCGGACGAAACCCTTTATAAGGCCACAACGCCGATGGCTGATGCCGGAGACACCATTGTTAAAGTGTCGGACAGTGGTGGCGAGGGCATTATCCAGGGATGGGCCGCGCGTTATGGCAATGTTGACCGGCACGCCGACATTATCGCTGCTGGAGCGATGAAGGCCGGGGTCGGAAGGAAAAAGACGAAAGTGCCGTTCTTTGCGCATCATAGCGTTTTCCTCCAATTAGGTTCCGCTATATTGGAGGAAAAAGACGACGGCATATGGTATGAGGCGCGTGTGGCGCTTAATAGCCCTTCTCGGACGGTGAGAGAACGGGCGGAGGAATATTACTATTTGGCGCGGGATGGCCATCTCGACAAAAACTCGATTGGGTTTATTGCTCCGCGCAAGTACTGGGAGTTTGAGGAGAAAGTGATCGATGGCGAACCAGAGGTTGTTCGGATCTTGAAACGAATCGAGCCAATCGAGGTTTCGATGGTCCCGATCCCAGCTAACCCGAAAGCGGATATCGAAAGCGTGAAAATGCTTCATCCGGATGAAAAGGCCGCGTCCGGTTCGACGGATCTACCGTTGGCCGACCGTTCCACCGACTGGGACGGTGACGCTGCCAGACGTGAAATGGCAAAATGGGCATCGTCCGATGGATCCGGGAACAAAGATAAAATCAACTGGTCCAAGTATGGCCGGGGGTTCTTCTGGGTTGACGAAAACAATCGGGAGGACTTTGGAGCCTATAAGTTGCCGTTCGCCAGGCCGATTGATGGACGGTTGACAGCCATCCCCAAAGGGATCTTTGCCGCCGCCGCAGCGGTCCAGGGTGCTAGAGGCGGGGTGAACATTCCATCGGATGATCTCCCGGCAGTGCGACGGAAAATCGCCGCTTACTATCGAAAACTCGGAGAAACGCCCCCTTGGGAGGACGACGATAACGACAAAGCCTCTGAACCGGCAGTCAGCAAACAAACCCTGCTGATGCTGGTGAAGGGGCTAATTTAATGCTTGAAAAAAGAGGTGATCAGATATGTCCACGGTGAAAGTTTGCGAGTTTAAAGATTTGAATCGTGAGGAGCTTTATGAAAAGTCGCTGGAGGAGTTGAAAANCTGCGGTTGTGATCGTTGCGCGAGCGTTTTCGCTGANAAGGATTACGCTCGTTTGCAGCGGTTTGAACAAGAGCAGAAGGAAAAGGAATTGGCCGATCAAATGGGTGAGGAATGGGCCAAGACCGTTCTGAAGTACGCCAAACAGCATCAAAAGTCTCTGGAAGAGCGTGCTGTCGAGCGGATGATGAAGCGGCTGAGTGAGTCTGGAATTGATCTGAACATGTTGGCCAAGGCACCTTTCTGGAACACGATTCAGCGTAAAGGAGTAGGAGTGCCGATGCCCGATGGAAGCCGGAAAAACTTTTACATCAACACTGGAGTAAATCAACAAGAGGAGTTTGAATCTGCTTTGAAAGAGTTTCTGGCCACTGGTAACGATGCGATGTTGAAAGACCTTTCCGCAGGCGTCGGCCCCGCAGGTGGTTACACCGTGGATACCAGGTTGGCAAGTCAAATCATTGAAATGAGGGATCAAGCATCCGGCGTCATCCGCGCAGGGGCGCGAGTGGAACAAGCTGATGGGAAAATTGAATTGCCGGTACAAGTAGGCCGTACCGCAGGAGCATGGCAGTCCGAGAACACGGAGATTACCGGAACGGTGGAGCCGGTGTTCGGGCAAGTAACGCTTGATCCGGAAATTTGGTCCGCGATTGTACCGCTTTCCATCAAACTGCTCCGGCAAACTGCATTTGATCTCTTTGGATTCTTGGCCCGTGATCTGGGACGGGCTGCGGGGAAAGAGGCCGACATGGCCTTTATCAACGGGAATGGAAATGGCCAGCCGCTGGGTATCCTTTATGCGGCGGAAAATGACCCAGATATGGGCATTATCCGCGAACAAGTATCCAGCGCAGAAGGGACTTTGACCGCCGATGATTTGATTGACATCTTTTATGCGTTGGAACAGGAGTATCAGGAAAATGCGGTTTGGCTCATGAACCAGCATACTGCACGGATTGTCCGGAAATTGAAGGATAGCAATGGCCGCTATCTGTGGGATTTCGCTGGAGATAATAGCGG